AAGAAAAAGAAATGAACTTCAATTTCAATTTCGGAAAAAAGAAACCAGGCATTAAAGAGTATGCGATCATCGGAGTAGTTCTCTCTGCGGTGATCGGTACTCTTTCGCAATGTACGGGCATTTCCGAAAATTCTATTTGGGATATTCTTGACGAGGTTCAACGAAAATATTTCCCTGGAAGTATGTTAAATGAATTCGTCATTAAAGATCCTGAAAAGTTAAATCGTAGAATCAAACGAGATGTTGATCGTGCGATTGATGATTACTGGGCACAGACTGGAGAGAAACCTGCCGAAGTTTCAAAACCAAAGTTCATCGAGAAGGGAATAGATCCTAAACTTCAGACAGGAGAATCTAGACTTCTTGGTGGTGAAATGAGACTCTGTGCCCCATGGACTCCAGATTGTATTGATGAAAATGAAAAATAAAACTACTATTTTCCTTGACCCTAGAGCAATAGACGACAAAGAAGAAGAGGAAAAGCAAAAACAATTAGAAGAAGAAAAGCAATTAAAAGAAAAGGAAGAGGCAGCACTGCTAGGATATTCTGTCGTAATGTTCCTTGCCAAACCATTAGCACTTATGCTACTATGGAACTGGACATTACCAGGACTTGCATCTATTGCAGCAATTAATTACTTGCAGAGTATGTCAATTTATATTATGTCCCACATTATTTTTAGAGGTAAGAAATGACGAAAGCATGTCTAGTATCTGTGACTCCCGATGCCGAAAAGACAATGGCATATATTGCAAGGGTTAGCAATCCTTCTAATCAGGATAATCCTAACTTTGCCAAACTCCTAAAGTATTGTATTGATCACCAGCACTGGTCTGTGTTTGAGCAATCAACCATGACTCTTGAGATTGAAACAACCCTAGATATCGCAACTCAAATCCTTCGTCATAGGAGCTTCTGCTTCCAGCAGTTTTCCCAAAGGTATGCTGATGCATCTCTTCTAACTGAAGAACTTCCTGTTCCCGAACTTCGCAAGCAGGACACTAAGAATCGTCAGAACTCTACTGATGATCTTGATCCTGAACTGAAGAGGAGTTTCGAACGTCGTATCAAGCATGTGTTCGCAGACATCATGGATCTCTATGATGACATGCTCACCGCAGGAGTGGCAAAGGAGTGTGCCCGCAAGGTGCTCCCACAGAACACCCCCACACGCATCTACATGACTGGCTCGTGCCGTTCATGGGTCCACTACATCGGTCTCCGAGAGAAGAATGGAACTCAAGCAGAACACATGGAAGTTGCTGAGGCAGCAAAGAGAATCTTTGTTTGTCAGTTCCCCAGTGTTGCTGAAGCACTTGGATGGTGTGACGGAGAGTGTGATTGTAAAGACTGGGAAAATACACAACCTTGTATTAGGATAGACTAATATGTACTATGAATATCTACATCAAGACGGTATGTTTACCGAATGGTTAACTTGTCAAGTATTAGATAATGTGTCAGACAAAACTCGACTTCTGATTACATATAAATTGGGACTACAAGAATATAAAATGTGGGTTCCTGGAAACAGAGTTCGATTAGTTAGAAATTCAATGGAGACATCACAATGAATAATCAAGAAGTGATTCAGATTGCAAAAGATTGTGGACTGATTTATAATAACAACCACGACATTCTTGAATTCTATCAAAAGATCCGTAAGGAACTAAAAAAGGAATTTGTGGAACTAGAAAACAGCAATAAATAAACCAAGGGAGTGTAACTATGCCTACTTATCCAGTAAAAAATTCAAAAACAGGAGAGACTCAAGAATTATACATGTCCATGGCCGACTACGATCAATGGAGAAAAGAAAATCCTGACTGGGATAAAGATTGGACTAAAGGTATTGGTGGTGTAACCTATGGTGAACCCAAACAATCTGATGGATTCAAAGAAGTTATGACTAAAGTGCAAAAAGCACACCCCCGAGCAAACCTTAGTAGATTTACATAACATGCCAGTAAGAACTCGTAAGAACAAAGTTAACGGGAACGGAAACGGTAACGGGAATGGGATGAGTGCTAAACAAATGAGAAGAAAGAAACCAATTAATAATGAACACCTGACTAACATCACACCACTTACAGATGGTCAGAAAAAAGTCTTTGAGTGTTGGGAAGAAGGCAAAAACATGATTCTTCATGGTGCTGCTGGCACTGGTAAAACATTTGTTAGTTTGTATCTTGCTCTTAGAGAAGTTCTAAATCCAAACACACCATACGATAAAATCTATGTTGTTCGTTCACTAGTTCCAACCAGAGAGATTGGATTTCTCCCTGGTGACCATGAAGATAAATCAGCATTGTACCAAATTCCATATAAGCATATGGTAAAGTACATGTTTGAAATGCCAGATGACAATTCATTCGAGATGCTCTATGATAATCTTAGAAGTCAAGAAACTATTTCATTCTGGAGCACTTCATACATTCGTGGTGTTACTCTTGACAACTGCATCATCATCGTTGATGAGTTTAGTAATTTGAATTTCCATGAACTTGATTCGATGATCACCCGTGTTGGGCAAGATGCTAAAATTATTTTCTCTGGAGACATCTCTCAGTCTGATTTAGTAAAACAAAATGAAAAGAATGGAGTCCTAGACTTCATGAAAATTCTTGAGACGATGGAAGAGTTCTGTTGTATTGAGTTTGGTGTTGAAGATATTGTTCGTTCTGGTCTGGTTCGTTCTTATCTTATTAGTAAAATTAATCTTGGATTTTAATTATGTTTAATTTTGTGGGGACTCCAGTTGAATTAAAAGAACTGGAGTCTTATGAACGTGATGGCAAACGATTTTATCTTGTTGATGACAACCTTGAGTATCGTTCTGTTACAACCGTAACATCTATTCGAAGCAAGAAAAGCATTGCTGAATGGAGAAAACGAGTTGGTGAGGAAGTTGCAAATGCTACATCAGCTCGTGCCAGTAGACGAGGAACCACATTACATGCTATAATTGAGTCATACCTCAAGAATGAACTCCAAAAGATTAATGAAGACCCTCTCCCGACTACTCTCTTCAAAATATGTAAGAGTACTCTTGATAGGATTAATAATATTCATGCTCTTGAAGCCCCTCTTTACTCTCATTATTTACGTCTTGCTGGTCGGGTTGATTGTATTTGTGAGTTTGATGGCATCCTTTCTATAGTTGACTTTAAATCTGCAACTAAAGTTAAAGAAGAAGAATGGATTGAAAACTATTTCGTACAAGAGACTGCATATGCAGCAATGTATTATGAAATAACTGGCATTAAGGTAGAGCAAATTGTCACTATCATCGCAACTGAAGATGGTGAGTGTCAGGTATTCATTAAGAGAGATCTTGATAAATATTTTTCTTTGTTAAAAGAGTACATCAAAGAGTTTGAGGATGCCAATACACATGAATGAATTTGAAGAAAAATTTATGACTCAATCAAGATTTAGTGACGAAGTAGAAAAAGTAGTCAAGGACAGTAATGGACTGACTAATTATATTGATGCTGTACTTTCCGTTTGTGATAACTACGAGATTGAAATTGATACGGTAAACAAATTAATTTCAAAACCATTGAAGGATAAACTAAAGTATGATGCCCAACAATTAAATTTCATTAAGAGAACTACCATGGGAGTACTTCCTATCGTATGACTGGGTATGATGTTTACAAATTATATTTGTCCGTGAAATTGCACTTCACCACGGACAACTATAATTTTTTCCAGTATCAGGGGAAAACCAATGCATCAAAGGTTACCTTTGATAAACGTAAGGACAGATACTTTTTTGATAAGTTAGCAAATAAATATAATCAGGAGGCACTCATCGAGTATTTTGTCTCCCAATTTGTTACACAGCAGGATGTTTGGGTTGGTGATATTGTAAAAGGACAAGGAGAGAAAAATTATTATTCTTGGAAGAAGAAAACACAGTCCCTACAAGAAACTTTTACAAAAGAATTAGATGATCTGCTATCTCTTATTCAAGAACCATACCAAAGTAATTTCGATAAATTATTCCAGTGCAATTTAGGTAGCACACATCCACTTATTCTCAGAGCATATTTTAAAAAGACTATTGGATTAGAGACATTAGTTATCATTAATAAAGTATTACCTTTCATTAAAGACTTGGACAAACAACTGTCAGATCCAATGTGGTTGACAACTAAAAATAAAATCTTGAGATATGCCCCATTCCTGCATGTGAATAGTATGGAGTATAGAAACATCATCAAGAACAAGGTAATTAAATGTCAGAGTTTTTAAGATCAGAAATCGTACAAAAGGAATTGTACGATATGCAAAGATTATACGATCGTCTTTCTAATATTGTTGAACACTTATCAAAATTATCTCAGGAAGAAAAGATCGAATTTGTAGAACAAACAAAGATGCTAATCGAGAAGCAAAAAATTTTTCATACAAGATTGAAACTTGCTTCTTATAATGATGAAAAAATCAAAGAGATCGTTGACAACATGGATAGATTGTCTATGGTGTTTTGTGGATCACCCATGTCAACGGTCCTCAACACGATGTCCGATAAGCTAGACTCATACATCCCGTCTTGACACCGACTAAATAGTGTGCTATCCTTAACAGGTGGCAAAAAACAAAACCACAGGCCAAATCCTAACTAATACGGAGAAATACATGTCATTTTCTAATCTTAAGCGTAACTCTGGTTCCGCATTCGATAAACTCACCAAAGAGATTGAGAAGATCTCTAATCCAGAATCTGGAGCAGGTGCAGATACTCGTTTCTGGAAACCCGAGATGGATAAATCTGGTAATGGGTTCGCAGTAATTCGTTTTCTGCCTGAACCTGAAGGTGAAGATCTTCCCTGGGCAAAAGTGTGGTCCCATGCTTTCCAAGGTCCTGGTGGATGGTATATCGAAAACTCTCTGACTACTCTTGGTAAGAAAGATCCTGTTGGAGAGATGAACCGTGAACTCTGGAACTCAGGTCACGATTCTGACAAAGAGATTGCTCGTAAACAGAAACGCAAACTCTCTTATTACACCAACATTTATGTTGTGAGTGATCCTCTTCATCCCGAAAACGAAGGTAAAGTTTTCCTTTATAAGTTCGGTAAGAAGATCTTCGATAAGATCATGGAGACTATGCAACCTCAGTTTGCTGATGAAACCCCCATCAATCCTTTCGATTTCTGGCAGGGTGCAAACTTCAAACTGAAGATTGTCAAGAAGGATGGTTATTGGAACTACGACAAGTCTGAGTTCGCATCCCCTTCAGTCCTTGGTGAATTCTCCGATGAGAAGTTGGAGAAACTTTGGAAGACCCAATACTCCCTTAAGGAGTTCACCGATGAAAGTAATTTCAAGACTTACGAAGAACTTGAAGCACGTCTTAATCTGGTCCTTAACAGCATTAAGAAGGCATCTCGTCGTGTGGATTCAGAGACCGAAGAAGACGAAGACTGGACCCCCAGCACTTCAACCTCATCTTCCTTCAGTGCTCGTAAAGAATCGTCCTGGGGTGAGGAAATTACATCCTTCCGAAATACAGCAGTTGCTGCTGCTGCAGAAACTAATGATGGAGAGGATGAAGAAGACAAAATGAGTTACTTTGCTCGTCTTGCGGAGGAAGACTGATGTATATTGCAACTAGGGAATTGGGTGATAGTAAACTCTATTACCAGAACGATGGTCAATGGACCCTAGATAAATCTAGGGCAATGGAATTTGATACTTCGGATCAAGCTCATATGACTTCCAATTTCCATCAAATGTATGATGTTATTGTTGAATCGGTATGAAACTCACTGTCATTTCAATTGGTGCCCTTCTTTCTCTTTGCAGTCCTTCATATGCTCAGTACATACCTGGTACTATTCCTGGATGCGATTCAATTAACGGAGTCTATGTCTGCACAGATGGATACGGCCGTCGATGGATTCCCCTCCCGAGACAAAGATATGTGCGGGACTATTATGAATATGCACCTCCTTGCAGTTCATCGACTCTTACTATTCTAGGTGTACCTATCATCGGATCTACTACCGTATGTCAGTAACACCTAAAGAAGAATGGCAGTACATTTGGATTTGTCTTAAGGAAACTATAAAAATCCTTATGACCCCAAAACGAAAATGACCTTTAAATTCCCCAAAGGTGCCTAAAAATTCCCCAGGAAAAAATCGTTCCTGGGGTTTTTTAGTAATTTATACTTATTTGATATAATTTTCTGCGATGCTTGTTGGAGTGAGGGGAACGTCTTCGTATTCGTCCTTTCTCTTGTCGTATGCAACAAGTTTCTCGAATTCACTAATAAATTGACTTAGATACTGTTTCTTGAGTAGATATATTTCTCTCTTCTTCTCATTTTCCGAAACCATGTATTCGTAGTTAGTGATGGCTGTTCTTACGGCATCACCACTTAGAATAATACCAGTTGTTGGGTGTCTGTATGTGAAATCATGATTCACAATTAAACCACCCTCAAGAATTTCAATTCCATTATGGGTTTTTATTGAAATTGTCTCATAATGATGGATCTCATTTAATTCATCTAAAGGATATTTCTTTTGGACTAGGTTGAATAACTCAGATGAACTTAATGGCCATTGATCATACACATCAGTAATATTGTTGCATAGTAAGATAACCCACTCATAGGCAGCATCTCCATAATACTCATATGCAATTTGATATGGTTTTTCACCTTCTCCAATTTGAATAGGGGTGAATACTAAAAATTCTTTCTGTAGGTTGTTTACTAGAGCAACGTTCCTAAAGATGTTTTTAGCAAGTACATATGGTTGATCAGCACCCTTTGCTGGACCCATTCGGACCCAAACATCAGGTAATTGAGAAAAATAGAAATTATTGAGAATTGCCATTTTGTGTTATTTCTTAGGTGTTTGTGCTTTTGCGTTATCAACTAAAGCTTGAGCAACATTTTGTGAAGCAAGATTAGCTATTCGACCTTCTTTTTTGAAATTTGCTTTTGTTAGCATTGCTGTTTCTTTGAATTGTAGGTCAATTTGTACAGCAACAACTCCTTGATCACCTTTGTTTGAAGCATTGTATTCATTATTTAAATTTTTCAATGGTGCATATGTTCCATCTGGAGTGTAGTTTACCGACATACCCTCAAGAACACAGAAAGTTGGTAATTGGATCAATTTTTCCAATTTATAACTACTATTGACATTGTTATTGATAACTCTGGTTAGTTCTAATTTGAAGAAATCTGGTAAAGTTAACCAACGATCCGAACTAACATTGACATCACCATTTTTGAATTTATCTGTTAAATTTCCCTCAAACTGCTCATCTGCACCTACTCCAGCAATTCCAGGGTGCATTGCATATCTTAGTGTTGAAATAATTTTATTGATAACTTCTGCATCTTTGAATGATCTTGCAATCAATTTAAAGGAAAATTGATGGGATCTGAATTCAGTTCCCTGGTAGATTAATTCCTTATATGGATTTAAAATAGCACCTTTAGTTAATTGAGTGACACCTCTTGTTGACAGAGATGATTCGGTTCCAACTAATTGGTTAATACCACCAATAGCACCAGACATTGCATTGATAGCAATTTCTGGTTTTAAACCTTTGGCAGCATCTTTTAATTCTTCTGCCATTGAACCCACATCACTTCGGCTACTCATCATGTTGAGTACACCAGCACCTAACATTCCGATACTTTCTGTGTTATATCCTTGCTGAAATGATTCGGAAAGTTGATGAGGCATGTATAAATAAATTGTGTCACCTCTGCTAATAACAGAACTGTTTCCTGTTTGGATAACTGACTGTATTCCACCCCCTCCTCTGTTTACATAATTTGAGTAGGATTGGTTTTCTGAGTTTATAATTTGAATTTTTAAATAATCTCTTGGTTCATCAGTCAGTTCTGCTCCTGCCTCGATAAAATTCCTCTGCGGATCATCTTTAAAACGAAGATCTGCAGGATCTGGATACACATATACTTGACCTGAATCTGCCATTATGTCTTACCGAGGAAGATACTTACCATCAAATCCCAAAAAGTACAGGGGAGATTACAATAATATTATTTATAGGAGTTTATGGGAACGAAAGTTCATGATTTATTGTGATCTCAGTGCACATATTGTTGAATGGGCTTCAGAGGAAATAATCATTCCATACAGATCACCATTGGATGGTAAGGTTCATAGATATTTCCCAGACTTTTATGTGAAGGTTAAGACGTTAGAAGAAACTAAAGTTTATATTGTTGAAATAAAACCTCTCAGACAGACGAAAGAACCAAAAGCACCAAAAAGGAAGACAAAGCAATATTTAAATGAGGTATTTGAGTACACCAAAAACCAAGCAAAGTGGAAAGCAGCTAAGGAGTGGTGTGCAGACAGAAGATATGAATTTAAGGTAATTACTGAGGTAGAATTGAGAGTATGACACTATATCAAGAGATCAAAAAAGAAATGAAAGGTTTTGGTAAAACCAATACTTGGTATCGTGATTGGTTATTTGGGAGAGTCAGTGGGCATTATACTCAAAAACCAAAACCAGGGCAGATGCTCTTTTTTTCATACTTTGCAACTACCACAAGAGTTCCATATTTTGATAAGTATCCATTAGTCATGGTTAATGAAATTGGACAAGATTATTTTGCTGGTGGAAATCTTCATTATATGGAACCAATACTAAGAACTTCAATTGGAAAATCATTCCAAAATGGTGGACTGTCATATCCACCTAAAATGCATCATAAATACTTAAAGATAAATGCTACTTCCCCCTTTTTTGTTATTGATGAACTAGAATGGGCAGATATTGGACTCATTCCAGTAGAAGAATTTGTTAAATTTGTTGATGGGAGAACAGTGAAAATTCCATCATCAAAGGTTTGGAACGACTCATGAGTTTTAACGATTTTGAAAATTTTAGACAAAGGATTACTGGAGAGGCAACGTGGAATCCTGCCACCAGTAATTTATATGGAATTAGTTTGTCAAAACCAAATCTGGCAGAAAAATATCTAGCTGATATTACACCAAGAGATTGGGTAGATAAACTTAATTTGCTTGCAGATGAAGTTACAGTTCCAAGTAGACAACTTACCACAGGTGAAGGTAAGACATTTGGATCTATGTACAGGTATACTACAGGAACATCTTTCAGTGAGATTACAATCAGTTTCCTATTGACTAAAGATTTGTCTATTCGTTTGTGGTTTGAAAGATGGATGAATTATACACAAACTGATTCTTCTAATTTTGTTCTACCCCATCAAGATTATGTTGCTCAACTAAGAATTTCTAAATGGGAAGTTGGTTCAAACGTTGTAATACAACAAAAGAATACTGAAGGTAAAGTTATAGGACAAAAGAGATTGAGAACTTGTACTGGTAACTGGATTGTGCAGAATGCATTTCCATTCAATATTAGTACAATGACCTTTAATAATGCAGAGACATCATTACTAAAATGTGATGTGTCATTTTATTATGATAGATATAGATTCGATAATACTGGAAGTGATAGTGGATTGGGTGGAGGAACTACCTACATTGATAACTCAAATAATGCATTATCTGATTATGTCAACAGCATTAGAACTAAGAATGATGTTTTTGGGAGTGCTGAATATGAGTGATAAATAAAAATATGAATTAGTGTTTGAATAATTATGCCTTTACCTAAATTATCTGTTCCTGAATATGAATTGGAACTACCTACGACAAAAGAAAAAGTAAAATACAGACCATTTCTAGTTCGTGAAGAAAAGATTCTATTCATGGCAATGGAATCTCAAGATGAGAAGGAAATGGTGAATGCGGTAAAATCCATTATTAAAAATTGCACTAATATTAAGAGAAAAGTTGAAGAACTTGCTACTTTTGAAATTGAATATCTTTTCTTAAAGATTCGTGCTAAGTCTGTGGGGGAAAGTACTAACTTCATGGTTACTTGTCCAGACGATGGTGAGACTCAAGTTGAAGTGAAAATTAATCTTGATGATGTTGAACTTGAAATGGATGATAATCACAGCAGAAAGATTATGCTTGATGATTCTGTTGGTGTGTTGATGAAGTATCCATCTCTAGATACTTTCGTCAAATTGAATTTATCCACAGAAGATACTCCATCTATGGATAATATGTTTGAACTTGCTGCAACTAGTATTGAACAAATTTTCTCTGGTGATGAAGTTTGGGAAGCAAAGGGAACATCTAAGAAGGAGATCTTAGAATTCTTGGAAGGTATGAATAATGAGCAGTTTCAGTTGATTCAATCCTTCTTTGAAACTATGCCGAAATTGAAGAAGGTTCTCAATGTTAAGAATCCAAAGACTGAGGTTGTATCGGAGGTTGTACTTGAGGGATTAGCATCTTTTTTCGCATAGCACTGTTGCATGATAATCTTGGAAACTATTACAAGACTAATTTCGCACTCATGCAGCATCACAAATATAGTCTGACTGAATTGGAAGATATGATACCTTGGGAAAGGGATATCTACGTTAGGATGCTTATGAAATGGTTAAAGGATGAAGAACAACGTCAGAGATCTGCACAAGCACAAGGTAAAGTTAGTCTCTAATGGCACAGATTAAAGTTAGGTCATTTGTAAAAGTAAATCCTGCTATCACGAAATCTGGTAGTGGGATTTCTGCATCTTATGCGGCAACAATTAAGGGTATTAACCGAATGGGTGGGGCTGTTGAGTCCCTTGGTAAAAATTTAGAAACGGTAGATAAGTTATTTAAATTTAGAAATGAATTCTTGATTCAATCGCAGGCAAAACGAATCAAGTTAGAGGATAGATTAAGTGCTGCCGATGCTGCAGATGAGAAATTATCTGAGCAAAAGCAAAAACGTTGGTGGAAACGTTTCTTAGATCAAAAGGCAGAAGATGCTAGTGAAAAGGCAGTTAAAGATCCTGACAAGGTAATTGATAAGAAAGCAGATATAATCAAAAAAGCACTAACCCCACTTGAGAGATTCTTTAAAGTCTTTAGTGGGATCTTAGAACCAATCATGAGAATGTTTGTTCTCATGCCTATCCTGAATTGGATTACTGGACAAGATACTGGAAAGTTAGCAAAAACTATAGGGAACATTGTAACTGTTGTTGGGTTCGTTCGAAAACTTGTTGGATTTGGTGTAGGTACATTATTAGATGGACTATCGAATCTATTTGGTGGTTTTGATAGAATCAAGCATGGTAATGTTGCTGGTGTACTGCAGGGATTTGTTGGTGCATTACAACTAGTCAGTGGTGTTGCTCTAGTTAAGGCAGCACAGTATATCTTCATGCCTTGGAAACTCATTGGTGACGTTAAATGGGTAACCAATTTATTCACAGAATGGGGTAAGATTAGTGGTGAAGCTGAAGGTGCATCAAAAAATAAAGATATTGCTGGTTATGTTGATAGGAATGGTAACACCATTTCAAAGGAAGATTTTGAGAAGGCAAAATCAAAGGCACGAAAGAATGATGAGAGAGTTGCTAAGAGGAATGGTAAGGGGTGGTCATATAGTGGTGGTCAAGATTACCTAGGTGATAGGTATCGTGCACAATATGGTGGACGTAAGAAAGGATTCCTAGCACGAAATACTCAACGTGGTAGAATTGCATTTAAACGTGGAACTAGAGGAATCCGTGGTCAGTTTAAAATGGCTGGTAACTGGATGGCAGCAAATCCAGCAAAGGGTAATGCTATTTTCTCTGTAATTGGTGGTGTTACCAGAGCAGCTGGTGGATTAATGTCTGGTGAAGGTGGCACCGCAGTTGGTGCTGGTGTTGGTCAAGCAGCAGGAGGTATTGCTGGTTTTGCTCTTGGTAATATGCTTCTTCCTGGTATTGGAGGAATCATTGGTTCTGCTCTTGGATCGTTCTTAGGTGAATGGGTTGGAACCAAACTGGGTCCAATGATTGATCCAATTATCAAACCAATCGGTAATGCATTTAAACTTGGATTTGATATCATATCTCCTGCTCTTGGATTTATTGCTGGTGAAGCAGGAGAAATGTTCTCTGCATTATTTGATGGTCTTGGAGCATTATTCCAACTTGCAGGAACGATTGCTAGTGTTGGCATGGATGTTCTCAAGTTTGCTTGGGAAAGTTCACTAATCAAAAAGGCAATTGATGGATTAGTTTGGATTTGGCAGCATAAAGATAATATCGGTGGTGCAGTAAGAGATGTTTTAGTTACTGGTGCTAAAGGACTTGCCGATAGTTTGACCTTTAACGTATTTGATTTTGATAGGCAAAATAAGAAAGCAATTGGTGGTCCTGTTCCACTAATGGCAGCAGGTGGTATTGTTGGAACAGACAGTCCAGAAGTGATGGGACTGAAGTATGCTGGATCTGCAATTATTGCAACAACTTCTTCAACATTAGATAGACTTGGTATTGTTGGTAATATTGTCAAGTCGGCAATAGCACCTCAAGTTAGTTTTTACGGCAATTTATTCGGTGTGAATAAGGTTGCAATTTCTGGTGACAGAATGCAATCTCAGATCAATAAACCTGCTGCAGATTTAAATGTTGGGAGTCAGAGTGCTCCAGGTCAAGATAATAGTGCTGCCAGAAAATTAATTGGTGAGGGGCAAGTAACTCTTTTAACTGCTCAACCAAATGGTGCATTCACTCCACAAAATCAAAAAACCACAAGAGGATTACTTGCCGACATTTATAATGCTTTTGCGTCTGCACGTTTTGGTGGAGGTGGTGGAACTACCAACAATCCTGCTATTCCAGGTGTGGATACCGCATTAACTGCGGTAGATTTAAAAGCAATTCAGGCATCTTCTGCAGATAAACGGGCAGCAGCACACCTAGCAACCTTGGAAGCTAGTGCACCACAACATGTTGCTGATGTTTATCAGGTAATTTTAAACAGAGCAGCAAAACAATCTGGAGGCATTCCAGCAGTTATTACGGCAAGAGAGCAGTTCTCTCCATATTCTGCAGCACTATATGGTTCTAGTGCTGATGGTGCTGCAGCATCTAAGTATGGATCATTGAAGTTAACTAAGAAGGAACTGTTTGAACTTGCTGCTAAGCCAGATGGGATACAGCAATTAACAAAGAGATTCCAAGCAGGCAATCCCAGTGTTGCTGCAAAAGTTCTTGCTGACTTTGAAATGAATGGTCCACTATCACAATCTGCTAAGAAATTTGTTGGTGGTGCTCAATATTTTATGGGATACAAAGTTACTGCTGTTGATAGAAGAAGACCAGATGGTGGAAACTGGATTCGTGATAAGTATGCAGTTGGTGGTGTTTATAAGTATGATAATTTGATGGATTATTATGGAAGCAGAGGTAAAACTGGGCAGCAATTGAAGAAAGCATATATGATCCAGGACATCGAAGGCACAGAACTAAAAAGAAAATTTGCTGCAGGTGGTGTTTATAATTACAATTTAATACCAGCACAGGCATATGGTGCTTCTAGAGATGGTGGTCGTAGACAACATGCTGGCCAGGATTTAGATATTTCTGGTAATGAAGCAGTGCAAACATTTGGTGGTGGAGTTGTTGTTGGTGTATATCACCAAAGTGGTGGTTATGGCAAATATATTGATATCTGGAATGATAAATTGAAAGTAGTGGAGAGAATTGCAGAACTAAGTAGTTTCAGTGTTAAGAAAGGTGATACTCTACAACCAGGTCAAATTGTAGGTAGAGGTGAGACGGATACTGGAGTTGCTCACATTGAAGTTCGTCCAATGGGTTCATATGCAGAAAAATATGGATTCAGTGGAACCAGAAATCCATTAGCATTTTGGAAGTCCGTAGGAGCAGCTGTTGATGCTGGTGGTAATAAAATCAAACTTACATCAAAGGTAACTGGATCTGCAGATTTTATTCCTTCCGATATTGCTGCTGGTGAAACTGGTGGTAAATCACTATTAGAAGGTGGTGGAGGAGTATCCGATCCATTCATAGGTGCTCAGCAAGATCTAGAAAAAGCACTTAATTTATGGGCTGCTGCTTTTGGTGGGTCAACTTCCAGTACCTCTCAAGCTTTATCTCCTAAATCATCACCTTCTGTTAGTGCATCTCCAACAGCAACATCTACTGGATCTACTGTCCAAACTGGTTCTGAACAGCATGTATCTAGAGAGGCAACAAAACCAGGAACTGCTGCTGTTGTCCCAGTGCCAATAATCGCAAGTGCTGGTGGTCAACAACCAATGCCTACATTTGTGAAGAATAGTGCACTTCCAAAGGCAACAGTCAACTAATAAATACTTAAGGAAAGGGAAATCTAGATGGCAACACCCACAGACAGACCAGCAAAACCTAAACTATATAAAATGGTTTCAGTACCGAAGGTATCTGGTGGTGCGACCATTAAAGTTGGTGGCACCACAATTGCTGGGGGTGGAACTTCATTGAATGGAATCATCAAGGCAATGAATAGTCTTGGTGCGACTGTTAATAGTGTTGCTATTATTACGGAGTCTATTGCTAAGCAAACTCAAAGAACAATTGCTACGGAAATTAGACAGCAGAGTGAACTAATTCGTAGACAAGAGAGACTTAGAAAAACAAAAGTAAAAACTGACAGAGAGAAGGAAGATAGAAAGAGAAAAGAAGCACAAAGGCAGAGAGATGCTGAATCCGAAAAGAAATCTGAAGCAGGTGGTAAGTTTTTACTTAAGTTTACTAAATTTGCAACAGCAGCTGCTGGTGGATTTTTTCAAGGTCTGGCAACGTTACTTGGTGGTCTTTTTCGAGCATTTGTAGTAACTGCAGTTCTTGATTGGATCGTTAAACCAGGAAATACCGATAAAGTTGTTAGTATTATTAAAGGTATTGTTGGTATCTTTAAGGTTTTCCAGAGACTGTTATCCTTTGGTGTAACTAGTGCCCTAGAAGGACTTGCTAAGGTAATTGACAATCCCATTTCATTTAAGGGATTATTTGGTGCAGTACAATTTATTGTAGGTGCTGCAATATTAATGAAGGGAATGAAGTGGATGATGAATCCTGCTTCCCTAGCAAAAGATTTTGTATCTGTCTTGTCTTTTGTTGCAAAAGGCATGATCAACCTGAAGAAGGGTGTTGGTGTATATGGTGCAATAAAGAAACTTGCTTCTACCAGAGTTGGTAAATATGCAATGGCTGGTGCCGTTGGTGTCGGTGCTGGTATGGGTTCTGCTCTGCTCGGGGGAACCAAAGAGGAAGCAATCGGCACAGGCATCGGGGCAGCAGCAGGCACCATCGGTGGTGAGATGCTCGGCACTGCGTTGGGTGGTGAAGCAGGTGGCAAGGTTGGAGCAGCAGCTGGAGGTCTCGTAGGGGGTCTTGTGGGTGGTCCTGTGGGCAGAGCACTCAAGCCAGTCACTGATGCCATCGGCAAATTCTTTGGATTGATCGGACAAATCCTCAAACCAGTGTTTGATTTTGTCATGAATATTGGTAAAGAATATTTCAGTGCAGTTGGTGATCTAATTCAAGCAGTAGTTAACTTAATTGAACCACATAAAGAAACATTATCCTTTATTGCTAAAGGTTCTCTCTTTATCGCATTTATGCCTTTGATTATGATGATGAAGGCTATTACTAGCCTGATCAGATTATTTGTTCCAAAAGGATCTGCAGATAGAGGAAAGAGTGGCACTCCAAAGAGAGCAATGGGGGGTCCAGTTGTTGTGCCTAAGATGGCATCTGGTGGAATGATTGGAAATACTGTCATGGCAAATCCAATCACTCAGCAGTTGCAGCAAGCACTTTCAAATGCAATCTTATTACCATTCAAAGCAGTTGGTATTGGATTGATTTCTGCTATGGCCATGGTTGGCAGTGTCTTTGGTGCATTTCTACCAGGACCAATGCAAATGCTTTTGGGATCGGTATTAGCACCAATTGCATCTATGTTTGGTGTTCCCAATTCTGTCTTCAAGAAAGTATCTGGATTTGCACTGAAGGGAATCAAGAATGCAGGACAGGCTGTAGTTGGATTTGCTAACACTGCTTCTGATGCATTATCTGATCTCTTTGATGGTAATAGACAAGATAGTGTCAATGGATTGCTATCCAAGATTCTTGATGCTGTTATGAAAATGGGTGGTCATACTACACCAAAGGCATCTATTGGTGGTGCAATTCCTCAGGCAGCATCTGGTGGTTGGATTAATGGTCCTATGTCTGGTTATCCAGTATCATTAGATGGTGGAAGATCGACTGCATTTATTGGTCATGGTAGAGAATGGGTAGGATTTAAAGGTCGTGCAGCAGGTGGTGGTGCAGGTTCGGCATTTGTCATCCCATTCAATACACCAGCAACTGTTAGAACACCTAGTTTGACTTCAATGAGAATGAGTCAAGCACGTGCTGGTGGATATGCATTACCTAGATCTATTGGTGGTGTTGTCCCACAATTTGCAACTGGTGGAGAGTTTGATCCAGCAAAATATAGAGAAGGAATTAAATCTAGTGATAGAGTTAAAATTCGTTCATTAGACAAATCATATGTTTTTGGATACACAGTTGGGGAAGATGCACAAGTAAACATCAAACAACTCAATAAGTATACTGGTGGTTTTGGATCGAATGATTTGGTTGGTGTTCAACCAGGATCCCCAGAATGGAAAAAGGTAGTTAATTCCACAGATGCTATTGATTGGTTCAAATCACATTCTGTACCAGCAATTAAGTCAAGTCAGGTTAAGGTTAAAGTAGATCCACAGGCAGATCTTGGATACTGGTATAATCAGGCATATCAAACACATTATAATGATTGGAAGAAAAAGGGTCTTTCTCACAGTGAAGCATCTACTTTAGCTGCTAAAGCAGCAAAAGAATTTGCTATTTCTAAAAAGGCTGGATCCTTGTTACCTGGGGCAAAGGGTGGATCTGCCCCTGCTGATCTTAAGAATATTGAAGTTGCTTCAGGTGGTGATCAATTAGCACCAACAAAAGAAACAGATGCTTATTCTTCTGCTCAGGATGCATTATCAGAAGCACTTAATAAATGGAAAGAAGCATTTGGTCCAAATACTGGTGATCAATTAGATAAGCAATCTAAAGATACCAAGAGTGCTCAGGAGAGAGCACAGATGGATGCAACGAAAGCAGCTGCTAATAAACTATCCTCAACTGCAACTACAGCAGCTGCCAATGTTGCCAATGCAAAACCTCAAGCAGCAGGTGCAATTCCATTAAATAGTAGTGGTGAAAGACCTTCTCCTGATATCAATCCATTCTTAAGGTCTCAATTTGGTGTTGTTTCTCAAGCAAATTATGCACCCCAAAATATTGTAGTCTAATATGTTACAGTCACACGGTTATAAATTAGCATCTATTGATATTACCTTGTCTGACAAGAAATTGTACAATATCAAGGGTATTGTCAGTGAATTTACTATTTTTGAAAGTATTGATTCACCAGCAGTTAGAGCAGAATTTCTAATTGCTGATGCTACTGATTTTATTAGTAACATCTATGGCAATGAAACTATTGAATTGGAATTGGCAACTGACTCTGATACATCAATATCCTATAAATTAAGGCAGAAAATCTATAAGATTGGTTCCAACATCAAAAATGAAAGAATGCAAATGTATGTTTTACATACGGTGAGTGAAGAGGCTATTACAAATGAAACCAATAGGGTGTTTAAAACTTTCAAGGGAACTGCAGCAGATACAGTTAAGAAAGTCTTAACCGATAACCTACAGACAAATAAAAAACTTATAATTGAAAACACACAATCGTCTTTCCCATTCATTTCACCTAGTTGGAGACCATTTGATGTTGTTTCATATCTAACGGATAAGTCGGTTAGAGTTGGCAGAGAGAAGATTCAAAGTTCATTTATGTTCTTTGAGAACAGAGATGGAATACACTTTGAATCTCTTGATTCTTTGATTGAAAAATCTCAGAATATGGTGTCAAGTGGTAATGTTGTTACTGGTCTTTTGACTGGTGATAGAGCAAAGGCACAGATGAAAAAGTTCACATATGCTCAAAAGAATGTCAGTTCACCAGGTGACAATTACTACAACATTCAGAGAGTGACATATCCAGATAAGTATGATGTTATCAATAACCTCAGGACTGGTGTTTTAGGTAACTCCATCATTGGAATTGATCTATACTCATTCAATGATTCTGCCCTTCCAAAGGCATCTTCAACCTCAGCATCTAGCACAGAAACTCCATCTGGACCAGGTGGTGGTAATTATTTCATTGCTTCCAGATCTGCCGATTCGTATTGGAAAGAGTTCTCACACATTGATAAGAACAATCCATATGCAGTTTCTGCCAAGACACTATCTGCAGGAAAAGGTCATCGTAAGAGATTGAAGTATATTGCTGGATCTGGTTTTGCTACTAGCAGTGAGGCAACAGTAACCAGTAATAAACAAACAGCAGATACTGCATCAAAGAACCCAACAACTTCTCTATCACCTGTTGCTCAAGGCACAACTAATAGAGGTGGTGCTGCTATTCAACCACAGCAAATTCTAGAGTCTGCTTTATATTCTTTGATGAGGTATCAATCAATTAATTTGATTAAGCTAAATATAGTAGTACCTGGCAATGTCGGTGTTACTGTTGGTGATGTGATTGAAGTTGAATTACCTGCTGCAAATGAGTCTGGTAAATCTTTATCTCAGGAATCAACATATAGTGGTTATTACTTAGTTTTGGGAGTTGTTCACGTATGGAGACCAGAGGGTGTTACTACCAACATAGATATTGGTAGGGATAGTGTTAAAGACTATTGAGGCATCAGACAATGAAAAACATAAACGACCATATCGAAAGAGACAAAAAGATTTTAGATGACCCACAAACTTCTCCACAGTCACGTAGACACACTGTAGAAGAGTTGGAGTCACTACAAAGATATGCAGACAGGCATCCAAATGAAGATAAGGATCCTTCTCCACTAGAACTTTTTTGTGATGAAAATCCAGACGCAAAAGAATGCAAGGTATTTGACGTATAGGTTGACAGTAAAATAAAAATCTGCTACAATCAATTCAAATCTGGGCAATTAACTCAGCGGTAGAGTGCCTCCTTTACACGGAGATGGTCACTGGTTCGAATCCAGTATTGCCCATTGATAGTAGCAATTTTTATTATGAGAAAATGACTGCTATCATTAGAGCCGTGGAAGATGCCCACCGAGAGGTGGGTGTACCCCTCTTCTATACGGATGTAGAGTTCAATTTAATTTAGTGCAACAATTCCTTACAGTAGCCCTGCCCCTTCTGGCATCGGTTACAACCAATGTGGCAACACTGCCTGTATTCCCTCCTTTGACGACACCTCCAGTGCCGTTTTCTGTTATTAAGGAGTTTGATACGACAGCGACCAAAGAGGTTGCTCCTGAAAAGCCAAAAGAAAAGAGGCTAATTTGTAAAGGGTGTTCAGATCACGAAAACATGGCCTTGGATTATTTCCAAGGCATTGGTGTAAAAGACAGAAATGCCCTTGCCACCATCCTTGGTAATATTAAGCAAGAATCTATGTTCGTGCCTAATATTTGCGAAGGTGGTAGCAGAACCAGTTACCATAATTGCTATGGTGGTTATGGACTGATTCAATGGACATCTGCCAATCGTTATTATGGATTGGGTAATTTCGCAAAGAAATTCGGTGGAAGTCCTTCTTCAATTGAAACTCAACTTCGTTATTTGTCTAATGAAATTCAATGGAGAGAAATTGAAGATCGTATGAAAACCCCTGGTCGTAGTATTTACGACTACATGAATACTGCCTATAGGTGGATTGGATGGGGTATTCATGGAAATCGTACTCACTATGCCTACGAGTATTTGAATAAATTCACTACAGTAGAAGTGGAGGTTTCCTGATTATCTGGGAGGGAAACCTCCCTTTTTTTGTATAAATATTTTGACAAAGTAATATATTTAATAATGTCAATTCTTAATGTTCCAGGAAAAGTTGACTATGCTGGCAGAGATGGTTTCGTCTGGTGGTTAGGAGAAGTTGAGAAAGTTGATCTTGGGGAACATAGATGTAAAGTAAGAGTTATCGGATGGTATACGGGTCACCAAGGTGTTGATCCAAAGGACGGAACATCTGGTGCTAAGAAGGAAGCTGGTTATCTTAAAGATATACCAACTGATGATTTGCCTTGGGCATATGTAATGCTCCCAAATGATCAGGAGGGTATTCATAATAGTGGTACAAGAGTCCAGTTGCAGGTAGGTGCAATGGTGATTGGATTCTTTGCCGATGGTGAAGAAGCACAGATTCCTATCGTACTTGGAAATATCAAAGGATATAAAACTACACCTAGTACTGTAGTTGCAGATCCAGAGAATAAAGTAAATTATGCAGAAAACTCTGCGGCAACTGGTATTACTGATAGAACATCGAAGGATGTTGGTAATCCACAGACAACTCCAGCAACAGCAAATGCACCAGGTGGACAAACTGGACCAGCTGCATCAAGAGGAATCCCAGGAGTTCTACCAACAATTTTACCAGGACAAGCACAAACATGCCCTGCTGTTCCTCCAGATCAGTCTTTTCCATCTGCTAATGGTATTATGGGACCAGCTGGTGCTGGGATGGAA